CTGCGGCTACTTTAGCGGTAGGAGTCACTTGCGTGACCATGTTAATTTCGGTTTCGTTGCCATCACCAAATTGATAGCCACCAGCGCCATTAGGGAGTGCCATGATAGATTTCCTTAAAAAAGATTAGAAACGGGGGCATACGCCCCCATTTGTTTAGCCCCAGAGTCGAACGGCGGTAACCGGACGAATCGCTGCAAAACCGTACAACACGTCAATACGGCAAGGCAGACGGTCGTTGTTAATATCGTACTGACGTACGATACGCAACGAAATACCGTTATGCACTTGGCGTGAAGCCATGTCAACACCAGTTGGCAAGATCAAGTCAGCAGTTGCAAGTGAAATTGCATCTTTGTGATAGATCAAGTTTTGTGGGTAACCTGTGGCTGAACCACCCAAGAACGTCAACACGGCGCTAGATGCTGGGAACGAATTCACAGTAGCCAAGGCGTGATCAGGCGTATAGATTGGAGGTTGAACAGTCAGGGTTGCAGTGGTCGATGACGAAACAGTAACGTCAGCGGTCACAACAAACTGTTGCAACGAACCGGTTGATTGACGGGTTTGTGGGTTGACTGCAAACACGCTGCCGATTGTGAACACGTCACCAATCTTGAACGTGGGTGAGCCGCTTGAGAAGCTGATTGCCAAGGAAGTAGCACCTTGAGAAGCAACGGTAGTGGCCACGATTGGCAGAGTTGGAGTCACGCCAGTGGTGTGAACACCAATGGATTGGCTCATGTTCATCTCGTCTAAGCCCAAAATGCCTTCGCCCATCATGCCGCTTTTGAACTGCTTGCTGATGGTGCTAGTTGGGTTAAACAGACCTTTCATGCCTTCAACCAAACCGGCGTTGGCAGCGGGGTTAACCGTTGCGTAACGCTGATCCATAGGCGTTGCAAACTCGTTAAGTTTTTGGTTAGCTTGGAGCAGAACCAAAGACGTGGCGGGTACGGTGCCTGGGGTGCCGACTGAGTTATAGATGTTCTTGAACACAGAAGCAACGTCTGCATCAACGCTAGAAGCCAACTGGCTTACGCGAGGCTTGAGAACACGTTCTGCGAAGTCATCTAACTGCATGGTCAATTCAGCAGAAGTGAAGTTCACGCCGATATGCTTTTGGCTTGAAACAGTCAAAGTTGTGAATTGCTCGTTGTCGTCCTGAACTTGCAGGGCGGCGCCGTCGGTGACCAAAGCGCGGTCAGGTAAACGGATACGGAGGGTTGAACCAATCTTTGCGCCTTCGATGGCGAAAGAGTCGTCATATTGACGGTTGACGTTACGACTGAGTACCAGATTGTTCTCGAGGATTTCGAGAGATTTACGGGTAATCATGTCGATTGTAAGAATCGAGTTTGCCATGATAATTCCTAAAATAAGTTAGCGGTTTTTGGCTTCCCACTTTTTCACTTGGCGCTGACGTTCGGCTTCAATCCATTCTGACGTAGTCATCGACTTCACAGAGCGTGGGTCGGTGGTGTCATACGTTGGACTGCTTGAGCCTTTGCCTGAAACAGGTGAAATAGGTGCTGGCGCGTTAGTAGTGCGTTTGACCGGTGGATCAGCCATTAATTTGGCTTCAAGTTTACCGATCTCTTTGGCTTGCATGATAGGCGTCAATCGTGAAATACGCTCGGCTTCCTTTGGGTTGGAACCTAAGTGGTATGCCACTTCGGGGCCAATATCGGACGCTTGGATCGTCTGAGCCATCACCGTAGTAATCGGAAGGTTTGGGTTGTAAGCGACTTGTTCAAAGTCATCATACTTGCCGCGAACTTCCTCTTCCTTATCGTGGTAAGCCTCAATAATTGTCGATTGCTCTTGTTGTTCCCGTTGCCTAGCGATTAATTCTTGGGCTTTCTGAGTGGCCAGTGCATCGGCATACTCTTCAACGCTTCCAAATTGATCGGCGGAGGGAGGAACAACCGGTGCAACCGAAGGCTGACTACGTTGTGACTGCTCTCTTTCCCACTTTCGTTGCTCTCTTGCGAGTCGTTTACCAATGGCGGCATCAAGTTCCTCTTGCGAGAAGGTCTTGGGCGCTTCTTCCGGCGTTTGTACTTCAGAGATTGGGGCTACCGTAGCTTCCAATTCCGGCGCGGGTACTTCCGCTGAACTTACTTCTTCTGACATTTTTAACTCCGAGGAGTCCTGATGGATCGCACCAGTACGATAATTGTATTACTTAGTGTTCGATGTGGCAATATTATTTAGAAAACGCTTGGACTTCAGCGTTAATGATGCGTTGTTTCCAATACAATACTTTTTGAATTACCGCCGAAGCATAATTAGTGCCGTCTGAGCCAATCCTTAGTTGTGTTGGTGTTGGAATCGTTGCAGTGTTATCTGTTACAACTGCCGCACCATTTTGTGCCGCAGCACAATTATTTGTATCCCATGCGCCAGATAATTTGTATGCGGTGTTTGCAACAATCGTACCCGCATCAATCTGCGCTTGCGCGACCCCGCCATCAACAATGGACATTTCTGGATTGGCTACGTTGCCACGCAAAGCAATAATTTCGTTTGCCGTTGCATCGTCAAATTGAACCAACGGTCTTGTGCCTGTCGCAGTTTGAGGTATTGCCCACACAACCGCCGCACCAGCTGTTGCTGTGTACCAACTACTAAAGTTAGTGCTAGTCATTACTGATACGTCAGCGTTGCGGGTAAGTGCCGTAGTTGTGGTCGGGATATAGCTAGTGGCAAATGCGCCCACCTCTAATTGTGCGCCGTAAACGTATACTGTTTCAGGCGAAGAAAACGATGACCCGCCGCCAACGTAAATTTTGCAACCAACACCTGTAGTTGTAAAAGAAAATGTAAATCTTTGCCAGCTTGTAGTAACTGATATGAGCGTAGATAAAAAAGTATTTAAACCGCTTGTATCAACAAACAAACGAATACTTGTGGTTGTGTCTGCTCTTAAATAAATAGAGTATGTATAAACCGTTGCGGTTGTTGCCGCCATTGTTTGAAATAAAGCACCATCAGCGGTAGTCGCAGTTAAAAGACTTGCGTTAGACGTACCATCTGGCGAAACCGCTGCGTTAGGTGTTACGGTTAAATTAGTTTTTGTCCACGTTGCGGCAGAAAAATTATTTGAATCTAAAGCAATATTTGTTCTTGCTTCTTCAATCAATAATCCTTTACACACAAGCGTAGTCGGATCGTGATCGAATCTTGGCAAATTAGCGTTAATCGGTGCAATAAAACCACTTGAATTAACAACAGTTGCAGTATTGCCAGAGCGAGTAAACGTCACTCGGCTATCTAAACTAGCCGTTGTAAAATCCAACGCCATGCTTGGTAATACTCGCTCTGTAGCTGTAAGCGAAAACGATGGTGTTATCACAACATAACTCCACTAACAAGGTTAGTTCCTGTTAAACCAGTAGCCGTAATAGAAACTGAATTGATGCTTAACTTATTTGCGCTGCCGCCAGATAAAACCGTTGGGTTAATAAGTGTGCAATTTACTTCGTTATAAGTATTTGTTGCGCCTATTAGCTGAACCCCTAAAGCTGCCAATGCAGATGCGCCATATAAATTAGGTGCAACATAGTTGTGTGTACAATTAGACGCAAGTTGTACTGCTGCCAAAATTGATTTGCTGTAATTTTTAACTAAAGGTCGAATGTCGCAATTATCACTATCAATTAAACTTACTGCTTGAACAGAACACTCTAAAATCTGAGCGTTGTCAACAATTACGCCGTCTGAATTATCAATTGCAATTGCATTTGCGGTTGTTGCGTTTGCCATCACAAATTGCCCTGCTTGAATTGTTACCGCACCTAAACAATCATTAACATAAACACCAAATTGTGCAGTTGCACTTGCGCCATAATAGCCGCTGTTGATTATCGCAGAACCAAACCTGTTGATGTTGTTGAAGTAAATACCCCAAGTGCCAAACTGGTCGTGAACTGGGTTTCTAATCATTAAATCTAAATTTGAACCAAGATTTGATGTACTTGCATCGCCTTCAACAATAATACCCACGTTGCAAGTTACCGTTTCAGGAGATTCTAAAAACGTGTCAGAAAAACCACCGTTAATATAAAAGCCTGCGCTATTGTTTGTTTGCAGAGCAGTAATATTGCAACCTGCTGAACAATAATTTAAATAGATTGATGCGTTACCACCAGCAAAGCCAACGTTAATCAAGCCGTTTATATAATACCCAAACCATAAATCAGTACCTGCACCAGTTCCGGCGGCAGAACGAGTTGCTTTGCAATCCGTAGCAATTAAACCTACCGTACCAATAAATTGAAAAGAATAAATGTGTTCGGCAGATTTAACATTATTTAATTGCGTACTAACAGTAAATTTAGCAATCAATCCAGTGCAAACGCTAGAAATTACTGGCGCAGTGTTTCTAGCAACGTACAAGTTTTCAACAACAATACCGCGCAAGAAAAGCGCAACGCCGCCAGGGTCATTATCTGGCCCGATTTGCAAAGTGTTTATTGAGCCACTTGTTATTAGAAGTCTAGTAACTTCTTCTGCGTTAACATAGTTTTCGCCAGTGCCACGCAACACTCGATTGGCATAAATTATTTTAATTGTGTTGTCAGTTAGATAGGTGCCAGAGCTTAATTGCGTAACCTTACAGGCTTTTAAACTAGCCGTTATACCTGCGTAACTGTTGACGGTTTGATTTGCCGCAGCGCCCCACCATTCAGGGTATCCAACTGTTAAATTTTGCCAATTGAATACAACTTCTCCAGTTCCTGTGATGTTAAAGACTTGATAAACACCAGCCTGAAAACCACCTGTAAATGTAACCGTTACGCCAGTTGAAATATTTAATATTGCACCTGCGTTCATAATTACAGGTGTAGCAAACGTTACGTTAGTTGAAACTAGATACGTTCCGGAGGGTATTACTAAGCTACTTGCACCAGAAGCGTCAGCAGTTGCAAAAATTGTTGAGCAAGACGTAACACCTGTTGAATCAGCGCCAAAATCTTTAACACTTACAAACTCTTGCAATTTCTGATGAACGGTACGACCTACAGCACCCGATAACACCCCCGCAGCATTAGATTGTTTAAAACCAATTAAAGCATCGCCTAATGCTGGGTCTGTCGTATTTGCAAGTGCAGCATAAATTGATGTTAAATCGTTGATGCTTGGGATATTGTCATACGAACCAAGCTGAACATTGGCCGATGTTTTTACTAAAAACTTGTAATCCACGCCTGGGGTTAACCATATCTCACCAGTAACAATGCGACCCGCTGCATCAAGCACAATTGGGTTTGAATGAGCGGTTAAGCCGGTGCTAGATGTATACGTGACCGCAGGCGTTGTTGTGCCAGCGGTGTAAGTGTAGATTAACCCGCCCGCAAGAGGTACGCCGTTATTGTCAAAAAACTGTGCTGCTGCGCCTGCCAAACTGGATAGGTTAACCGCCATCTTAGACTCCCAAATTACCCGCGAGCAGGAAAGTATTAGCAACAGGGCAAATAGCAGAAATAACAGCATATTGACCCATTGTGCTAAACAGACTTGAATAAGACACAAGAGTCTGACCACCGGCAGCAACCGTTACTTTACCTGCGCCACCTTGAATGATGGTGCAGCTAAAGCCTTTGCCAAGCCCCGCCGCGCAGGTAATGGTTGTAGCCGAAGCAGACGTACAGTAGATAATCTTGCCATTGTCAGCCGCCGACAAAGTGCGCGACGTTGTGGCTTCGGTAATAAACGCATTGGCGTTTAACTGGTAGGCAGAGGCATTAAATACCCCACCAAAACCTATTGATGGGTAGATTTTCATGTGTAGTACACCACGTTAAGTGTAGATGAAGCGGCTTGCTCAATAAACCGAATCTTTTTTAGGTCACCGTCATAGACCAACACATCGCCAGGCGACAACGGAAAGCCAATCGAGGCGGTAGGTGCCACGCCATCGTCACGCCATCTGACGCCTTGGGTTTCGCAGCGAATAAAAGCCGCTACAGGTGAACCAACAATGCCCGCAACATCAGTTGCCGGTACAGTCAGCGCTGTAGAACTTGAAAGGCTAGTAATCTGCTGATAGCCGTAAATAGAGGTAATTTGCTTTTGCATGATTTAGCCTTACGACAAAAATTTAAGTTTATATAGGGTTCGTAAATACAATTCAATAATGCCGTCGATCAGGTTCTGAAGTGGTGCATCATCTTTAGCGCACACCTTGTACCTAGCCTCTTCAATCTCTTCGAGTTGGTTCTGCAAAAACTCGGTCACGTTAGTGGTTTTCTTGGCTGATTGTAGCCCGATTGACCCGATTAAACCGTGGCGACCTTGATATGCTTCAGCAAAAGAATCAGCCAAATCAATAATGTTTTCGTAAAACTTTTGCAACGCTTTGTGTTTGGCATAAGAGCGTGTGTTCAGATGTACCGAATGCACAACGTCGCGCGCCAAAAACAGCATACCTACAAATTCATTGCACTTCATTGTGGTTGCTCCATCGGAGGTTGTTGCATCATCTGTTCAGGTGGTGGTTGTTGCATACCCTGATCCATAGGTGGCTGCATCATGCCTTGTTGCATATCCGGCATCTCAAACTGCTCACGTTGGGGCGCGCCACCAATTAAGTCACCCGTATCCAAGGCTGCGGCGATTGTGCCTTGCACAATGTCTTGGATTTGCTCAAAGGTCATGCCGGCTTGGACTGCCGAGATACGCTTGGTTTCAGCGTCGAATGCTTTGATTTGCGCCTCAAAATCTTTGCGCTCAGACTCTTGCACTTCCATTGACTTAGCCACGTTCTGAAGCATTTGGTGCATCTGCTCCATCTCTTGACCCATCGCTTGCATCTGCTGCTCGGCGGCTTGCAAGGCAGGGTCTTTATCGCCTGTTTCAAGAAGTTTAGGATCAATAGTCTTGGCAAAGCGTTTGGACATCTCTTGTGCGCCTGGCCAATCCATGTTTTTGACAAACAAGTCGCCCGCGACTGCCCACAGTTGTGGGTTGCCTTGCAGCAATTGAGCCATAGCCTCTAACGCCTCTTGGCGCTTGGTCATGTAGCTCGGGCCAGTCGTCACCATCACGTCGTACTTACCGACGTTAATGTTGTAAATCTTTTCGATCACAATCCCTTGCTGATCCATGATCTTATTGACCGGCATCGGTTGCTGCGGGTTCATCTTGGCAATGCTGACTTCCCCGTCTTCACCAATAATGCGCGCAATGCGCTCGGTGTCATAAATCTTTGGTGCTAACTCAACAATCATGCGGGTAATGTGACGCACACCGCGCGCTAAGTTATCCACAAAGTGGTAAGTGCCGGTGTCGCCTTGACGCTCGCGCGCAAGGATTGCCTTGCCCGAGCGTTCGTTAGAGGTTGCACCAAGGCTTGAGTCGTACTGACCAGTAGTTGCTTTCAAATCATCCGAAGCACCCATCTTGGCTTGGATTAAGCCCGTCTGTGCCATAGGGGGTTGCGAGCGTTGGGGCAACGGTAGAGTGGTGCCTTGCC